CAAATGTTTATGTTCCTGCCTTTATAGACGGAATAGGTGGATATTATTTGGAATTTATTGATGACGAAACCCAAACAGCTTACGAATTTGGCAATGGGGATATTTTTGATATAGACGGAGATTTTTTTCAAATAGACATAAATAATAGCAATAACGATTTAAAACCCGAAAAATATTATACTATGCGAATGATTAATAGCACCTCTAAAAAAATTGTTTACAGAGATAAAGCATTCGTAACAGCACAAAATCAAGGTGTTAAATACAACAATAACGAAAATCAATATGTATCTGCCAATAGTGGTAATAACGATTATATAGTAATATGAAAAAAAAGGTAAAAAGTGCTATTAATATAGTGCAATTAAATAACTATAATTCGCCTAATATTAAAGTTAATAAAACTAAAGATTGGGTAACCTTTGGAGATAAAAATTCTTATTTTCAATACTTAATAGACAGATATAGTGGTAGTGCAACAAATAATGCTATCGTAAATGGTATTAGTCAAATGATTTATGGAAAAGGTATTGACGCTACAGACAACAATATATTTCCAAATGAATATGCACAAGCAGTTACTTTATTAAATAAAAAATGCGTTCGTAAATTAGCTTATGACCTAAAACTAATGGGTCAATGTGCTATCCAAATTATTTATTCTAAAGATAAAAAATCAATTGCACAGATAGAACATATGCCAATAGAAACTTTGGCAATGGAAAAATGTGATGAGGACGGGGAAATTAAAGGTTTTTATTATTCTGCTGATTGGGAGAAAATGAAGCCAAACGAAATACCGACTAGAATACCTGCATTTGGTACAAGCAAAGAAAATATAGAAATTTTATATGTTAGACCTTATGTTGCAGGACATTATTACTTTAGTCCCGTAGATTATCAAGGTGGACTACAATATGCAGAATTAGAAGAAGAAATTGCAAATTATCATCTAAACAACATTTTAAATGGTTTAGCACCGAGTATGCTGATCAACTTTAACAACGGAGTTCCAAATGAGGAAGAAAGATCACTGATTGAAAAAAGAATACTTGATAAATATAGTGGAAGTTCTAACGCAGGTCGTTTTATTTTAAGTTTTAACGAAAATGCTGATACAGAAAGTAGTATTGAAGCAATCCAATTAAGTGATGCCCACAACCAATACCAATTCCTATCAGATGAAAGTATGCGTAAAATTATGGTCGCTCACAGAGTTATTAGTCCAATGCTTTTAGGTATTAAGGATCAAAGTGGATTAGGAAATAATGCTGATGAACTTAAAACAGCATCAACACTTATGGATAATACCGTGATACGTCCATTCCAAGAGCTTTTATTAGACGCTTTTAATGAAATACTCGCCTACAATGGAATAAGCCTTAATTTATACTTTAAAACGCTTCAACCACTCGAATTTACCGAAATTGACGAAACACTAATTGATGAGGAAACTAAAGAGGAAGAAACGGGTGTAAAAATGGCATCGCATTTAGATGATCAAATTGCAAACGATATTTTATTGCATTTAGACAATGATCATATTTCTGATGAATGGGAAGAAGTTGCAGTACGAGAGGTAAATCAAGATATAGAAGATAACGAATTATGGGCAAGTACCTTAATAGAGGAAAATAAATCAATAGCAAAAAAATTCGCTGATGCAGTTACTTCTAAACCGAATGGTTTTAGTTATTTAGACAAATCATTTTATAAAATAAGATACCGATACGCAGAAAAATATTCAAGTGATAATACTCGATCTTTTTGTAAAATTATGATGCAAAGAAGAAATAAAGGAAATGTTTATAGATTAGAGGATATTGATAAAGCAAGTCGTGATGGTGTGAACAGCCAATTTGGACACAGACCAAAAGGTGCAGATAAACCTAAACCATATGATTTATTTAAGTTCAAAGGTGGAGTTAATTGTGGGCATTATTGGGAACAAGTATTATATCGTTTAAAAGACAAAACAAAAAAATCGGACAATTTATATGATTATAACCAAGTAAAAGATATTCCAAAATCATATGTACCAAGTCCAAGAGGAACAAAAGAAAGTATTACTGCACCAAAGGATATGAAAGACGGAGGAGCTTACCCAAATTAAAGATTTATGGCAACAGCATTATTTATAACAACAAACGACTTAAAACGCAACACGATAATAGACGGGAACGTGGATATCGACAAGTTTATTCAATTTATTAAGATTGCGCAGGAAATACATATCCAAAACTATTTAGGTGGCGCTTTGTATAATAAAATTTCTGATGACATTATAGCAAATAATTTAACGGGCGATTATTTATTGTTAGTCCAAGATTATTTAAAGGATATGCTAATACATTTTGCAATGGTAGATTACTTGCCATTTTCTGCATACCAAATTTCTAATGGTGGGGTTTATAAGCACACCTCTGAAAATAGCGCCAATGCAACTAAAAATGAGATTGATTATTTAGTCGATAAACATAGGGACTTTGCTCAATTTTATACTCGAAGATTTTTGGATTATATGTGTTTTAATAACAATTTATTTCCCGAGTATACAGCAAACCAAAATGGAGAAATGTATCCCGATCACGACGCAAATTTTGTTGGTTGGGTATTATGATAAGAAAAAGCAAACCAAAACTTAAAAACGTCGAGTTGTTATTAAAGTTTTTAGGCAAAAAATTAAATAAAGAAAATGATTTGGTATCGAACAAATACACTAAACAAGATCATAAATTATGAGTATACAAAATGAAGCTAAAATATGGTCTATACCAAGTGGTCAAGTTGAGCCAAAATTAAACCTTTGTAATAGTTTTGGTGGTAGAGGTTTTTCTGTTGGTCAATTACCAATTGATGTTAGTGAGGCAGGAGGTGCTAATCCTGCTTATACAAATGGAATTAGACACGCTCGTTGGACTACAGATGCACCAATGAATAGTTTTTCTCGTCAAGGAATTTGGTCAAGGCAAGGCAATGGTTTAGGTTGTAATGACAAAAATAGACCGATTATTGATTTTTCTAATTTTGAGGATAATTCGTGTCCTTCATTTTCAATGGTGCCACACACTCAACAATATCTTAAATCTACTGAAAACCTTTTAGACACTGCTAATTGGAAAATTTCGGGGTTACAACAAGTAAATTCTGTAACAAATGACGTTGATCCTTATAACGAAACATTTTTTAGATATACAAGGACGGGCAATCAAAACCTTACCAACGGTTTAAGTGGCGCTTTATACCAAATTATTGGATATAATAATAACGCAAGTTATATTTTTTTAAATGAATGGTCGGCAAGTGTATTTCTTAAAAGAGGTTCTTTAAACACCCAAGTAGGAATACAATTATTAAATAATAGTTTTTCAACCGATCATAACAACTACGCAATTTTCAATTTTGAAACTGAACAAATAACTTCTTTAATTTCCCCTACTAATGTACAACAAGGTTGGTCGGATCTTTTTGAAGTTGAAAAATACAACAATGGGTGGTATAGAATACAGATGCGAGTTAATTATAGTTTTATACAAAAAAAAGGAAGATATTTTGCATTATATGCCTTAAAAGTAGGTACAACACCTGCACAATGGAAAACTGCAAATGATAATAGTGACTACACAAGTTATTTGGCAGATGTTGGACAATTTTTTGATGTTTCTAAACCAAATGTAACAACAAGAGGAAAAAAAGTAACAGCACCACCCGAAAGTTCTTTAAATTGGTCATCTTCAAGTGGAATACAACCTTACATTAGAAACACCTCAACCACTAATGTTGTCTTTCAAACAGAAACCCGTTTTAGACAAGTGATTGGACCACAAACTCAACCTGCAGGAGTTACTTATTCTTATTATTTTGACATTTGGGTTTCAGATGATACACCAAAAATCTTTGCTCAATTTTATGAGGACAATGTAATTGCAAATCCTTTTTTTATAGCCAATGTTACTAACGATAATTATTATATTGAAAGTCCAAAAGGTAAATTAAGCGTTTGGGTAAATGGTGCTACACCAACAATACAAGGTATGGTGGATCTTCCTTATGGAAGAAATCAAGTTGTTTTCCAAGATAATGGAATTTGGATTAATGGTGTTCAGTATGATACTGATAGATCTTTTCAATCGGGTACAACCTATTTTAAAACTGATAAAATTTACGGAACTTATTTTGATATGAGAGCAGAAACAAGGTATTGGATTAAAGCATTTGGTGTTTGGGAAAGAAATTTAACTAATCTCGAAATTCAAAGTTTATGATATTATACAAAAAATACGTTTTTGATAACGCAGAACAATATTTAAAAAAAATTGAGGGATTACCTAAAGATTTAGGATATACACCAATATTATTACCTAATCCAATTAAATCAGAATTTGCTTTACATTTAGGACACAACGAAAAAGATGAAAAAGAAATGAAAGTGGAAGAAGATTTAACACTTGCAATTGATGTACTTTGGGAAGATATAACCGAGAGCCCTTATGGGTGGAAAACATATGAAATTAACCCCACCCAACCTTGGAATAGAGTTTTGGGTATTGATCAAGAATAAAATGAATTTAACAGATTTTAAAATATATGCTTTAAATGGAAGTAGCTTAATGATTAGTTTTACTAATATAGACGCAGTACTAAAAATATTGCTTTTGGGAGTTTCAATAGGCTACACCATACAAAAGTGGTATT